ACCTGAAAATCAATATCGTTACCGCCAGTGTTGATTATAACTTTATCATTACTAGCTTCATCCAGCGTAATCATCGTCACATTACCAGCCACAAAGTCTAATTGGTCGGCCCTAAACCTGATGTAAGTGTTTGTATCTCCATCATGCTTAATATATTCTTTAACATCCACATTGTCAAATGTAGGATTGCCACCAGTTAGTACACCAGAACCATATACAGCTATGCCGGAAACATAGTTAAGTTGAGCGGTGGTTACATCTCCGCCGCCCCCGCCAACACCTGAAGCGTAAGCGGCTATGCCAGATACGGCAACAATATCGCCTTCATTGGCGATAGCCTGACCAGAAGCATACGAAGCTTCTGCACTAGCACCAGCGCTAGCAAGTTGAGAACCATTAAAATACAGAGTTCCGGCAGCATTGTATAATTTATTCGTTGTTACGCTTGGTGTAGTATTCGCTATTTGTATTCCGTTCCCAGTCGCATAAATACCATGACCAGAAATAATTCCATTCTTGTCTACAGAAGCTAAAACGCCATCAGAACTATTCTTCCAACTTGTTAAATTTGAAACCTGTGAAGCGGCACCTTTTACTACTAAACCTTCATCATTTGCAGCATTTACGCCAACAAAAAGAGTGTCAGAAAGAGTAACGTCAGCAACCCCAATAGCCACCCTCTTAGAATCCATGTCTCCTTTTATTAAGGTGTCATTCGCGGCGGGTGAACCATTACCAATGAATAAAAGATTTGAAGTAGAGTTAGATAAACCAGCAGACTCCCCAATATAAATACACTCAGTACCGGATGAACTTTTACCAGCGTTTTTACCTATACCTATAGATTTGGTTGAGCCTGTAGAAGAGTGTCCAGCGCCCTGACCTATCCATACAGCACTTTCTCCTGCTCCATTATAACCCGCCTGATAACCTATAGCAATAGCATAATCTTCACCCAGAGTTCTACCAGCCTGATATCCAATAATTGTACTATAGCCACCAAGACCAGATCCAACCTGATAACCGATACCAACAAAACCTATTTCATAAGCGTGTAAGGCCGCTTCGTATCCTATAGCGATAGACTGATGTCTCATTTTATTACCGGCAGAATAACCAACAGCAACGCTACTATAGACAGCGCTAGCGGCATCTGATACTGTTGGGCCAGCTTTAGCTCCTATATGGACATTATGCTGACCGGTTTTATTTATAGTAGAAGACTCAGAACCTATAATAACGCTATCACTACCGCTAGTTATTCCACTTCCAGCGCCATAACCTATGAGTATGTTATTACTGTTTGTGGGGCCAGTTTTATCACCTATAGATAAAGACTTATTAGTAATATTTAAATCAAAAACACTATTTTGGGTAGGGGTTCCACTAAGGTTAACATCTGTAAGCTCGACAAGTTTAGCTTCTTTTAAATTTGTACCGTTAGAAAAAAGTAGACCAGAAGCACCAAGGACAAGCTGGTTAGTTTCACTGTTAAATATGGCTTTTTCAGCGGGGTAAGTTACAAATACCACTCCACTTCCGCCAAGGCTAATTTTACTTCCGCTGTTTGAGCTAGAAAGAATAGTAGTACGTTCTAGGTTGTTTGAGCCGTAGGTTCCAACGCCAACTTCCCATTTATCATTTTCTTCTAGAGTGTAGTAAGTTATGTCACCGCTGGCTAAAAAGACGTTAAATCTTTGAAATCCTACCGGGCTTCCGGTTAAAGATAAACCGCCAACACCGGTACTAGAGGTATTTTCTCTAACTCTGTCCGCTACTTTTAATGTCATAAAGACATCCTCCATTTATAGAAATGTTAATGTTTTTCAGTTGGGGTCTGTAATGTTTGGAGGAGTGGGTCTTGTAATATTTTCTTTTTCTAGCCTTAACTCATAAGCAACGGTATTATCCATCAAAAAATCTCTAGCTTTTCTATTCGCAAATTGAGACTGGGTTTCAGAATTGGTTATGAGTTCTGGATTTGTTTCTGCGTCTACTGGCAGGGATGGATTATAGTTTGGATTTGCGATTTCTGACTCATAGCCATAATTTCCACACATGGCGGTAATCACCCTTCCAACATCCTCATCTGAAATATTAACCGAAAAAACCGCCATTCCTATCTCCTTACGTTAAAATTAATTATTTTATTTATTTTTAAGATATAGTCTTGTTGCTTATTTATGTCTAATGAATGGTCTATCTGCTTGTTTATACTAAGCGGAAATGTTAAAACGTCTTTATTGAAATATAAAACCACAACACCACCACCATATGGATCTGTTCTAGTCAGACCATCGTCAGCAATTGTAGTTTCAGAAAAAGAAGTAAAACCAAACATATAGACACCTCCGTAAGTATATACACAAAACATAGTATATAACAAAAAAAAGCCGCCCAAAAATGAGCGACTTTACTTTTTGTCTGAAATTTACTTCTATTAGAAGGAGCCAGCCAAAACTCTACGGTTATCAAGAACGCCGAAACCGATCTCGGCCCAGCCGTAATAACCTTGGCGTTGGAATCGGTGAAGCGCTTCGTCTTCAAAAATTTCAACAGTCTTCTTGACAGGCATAACAAAGCTGTCGCTACTGCCTTGATCCAAGCCAATAACTAGCTCAACATCGGCAGAAGCGAGAGATCCACCAAGATCGCTAGTGAAGTAGGTCTGATAATCTTGACCATCACCAAACTCAAAGATGTCGTGAAGATTAACACCAAAGATTCTAGTCAAATCTGGACCATTATCGTTGGAAAGATAAACTTCTCTACGGCTAACCTCATCTAATTGGTCAACACCCCAGTTACGAATATCTTCTATGGCCTCTGGAGACAGATAGAGATCGCTCAAGCGACCCGGAGCAGTAACACTGTTACCACCACCATTTCTGCGCATGACAGTCTTCATCAAGCTAATAAGTCGCTTGGTGAATTGACCAGCAGCGGCATCTGCATCATAAACCAAAATGTTACGGTCAACAGCAGAGGCTAAAAGAGTGTGCCAGCCGTCATCGTTAATTTTCTTAACAAACGACGCTTCAAGCACTTGCATAGCGCGACCAACCACATTCCAGTTAGCTTCGCGAGCATATTTAAGCAGATAGTCAATAGAACTTGAAATGCCATAAGTATTAATCATGACATAATCACTTTCAACATGACGCTCAGGAATACGTCCGTTACCGGGATTCGTATAGGCGATATGCTCACCTTCTGTTCCGGGGGCCAAAAGGTCCAGAGGAAACTCTGGGCTTGCTCCCGGTTCTAGTGTCATCGTCTCGTAGATCGAAGTAACAACGTCCCCAAAAAGAACACCCTCTCTAAGCGGTGTCTCAAGAGCCTTTGCAATTTCTCTCTGTGCTTGAATGGCAACGGTTTTATCCGAACTGCCTGATGTTCTTAATAGAGTTAAAAACTCTTCCGAAGGTCTTTGTTTAATAGACATGGTAATATTTCTCCTTTTATTTTAATTATTAGGCTTGGGCGATGTTAGTATTTGGAAGGTCGATGTAGACTTTGGCGTAGCCATCTTCATCAACATCAGACAGGAAACGTCCAACAACGAGTCTAGCGCCTCCAATGGTGCTATCTCCACCGATGTTTGATGATGCAAGATTTCCACTATGTGACAAGTAGGCCACATCACCTGCGTTTGGATCTGTACCTTCCAAGCTGCTAGTTACAACATAACCCTTCTGGAGCAATGTAACCTTTCCGCCTTTTTGAACTTCGTCTTTATATTGATTTAAATGCTGACGAGTAAGGTCAATACTGACCATATCGTTAAGCAAAACTCCAATAGGGACTTTACCAGATGGAGCAGCAGCATAAGTAACCAAGGCAGCGCCTTGATCCATAGCTGCACCAGAACCTCCAGTACTAAGTGCGACCACGCCACCGCGAGTGGCAGCTTCATTCATGAAAAATGAAATATCAGTTTGTAGAGTACTTCTATCAGTTTTAAGAGCCATTATGAATCTCCTTGTATTTAAAAATTACTTATTTATTAGGCACGGTTTGTAAAACAGAACCAAGCCACTCACTCGCTACGCTACGAAGAGATTCTCTTGGGTCTTCTTGTTCGTCTAATTCCGCAATTGCGACTTCTTCGACTGGCTCTACTTGATCGAGAGCCTCTTCTCCAGCTTCAGCGGAATCAACTTCCTCTTCTGCCTTTGCGTCTTTATCTTCTTTTTTGTCTTCTTCTTTGTCTTTGTCCTTCTTCAACCAAGGTGGCATTCCCGCCTTTTCTCTCATCGTTACCATAACCGCAACAACTTTGTCAAAAGTGGCGTCATCAGCATCTTCAAACTGAGCCAAAGTAGCTTCGGCTTCCTTTGCGTCAAGACCGAGGTCTTCAAGCTGCGACTTGCGCTTCATCATGGCTTCTCTCTTTTTCATCCCTTTAATCTCTTCGTCCATCGCCTTTGCAGCTTCTTCAAGCTGTTTAGTCGAGCTTACCAGAGAATCGTTCGTTTCAGAGAGGGATTTGATAGTCTCTGTCTTTTCTGAAACGGCGGTTTCAAGAGATTGAATCAAAGACTCAAACTCGGCCACCTTTTCTGCAACTACCTTTTGGGTAAGTTCTTCATTGGCTGCTTTAGCCTCTTCTAGTTTTGTTTGCAAATCGTCGATTTGCTTTTCGTAAGTATCAGACATTAAGTTCTCCTTCATTGAAGATATGGTTAAAATTTGTGCCTCAGATTCATCAAAAAATCTATTTCCTTCCAGTATTACGCTACGAGGGTTTGCAGGTTTTGAAACTAAGCCTTTACCAGAGAACGATAAGTTTCTTAGAAGTCTGCCTACTCTGTAGTCTTCATATTGTCCGCTTCCGCCGTAAGATCTTAGGTGTTTAGTAAGGAACGCCGAGGCTTCATTTCTAGGAATGAGTCTAGTGTCTCCAACACTATCTATAAGAGCGTAATCAAAACTAGGAAAAAGGCATTCCATAGAAACAAACCATTTTCCATCTTCGATTTCAGCCAATATTTTTTGTATTCTGCTTCTCTGGTCTACATTACTCCACTCTTTATATATAACCGCAGTGGTTAATATGTTAAAAGAGGAGGGGGGATTCTCTACATTTTCTGCTATCGAGTTACCCTCAAAGTCAACAACGCTATTACCTGTTATGTGGCCTATTATATCTTTTTCATCGTGCATATAATTAAACGGCTTGTCTTCTGGGGTATTTCTAGCAGCCCAAGTTTCCGAGGGGTCAAAAACGTCATCATTTTTATTCCAGCCGGTGCTAACAAGAACAGATTGTAAATAAAACAAATCCATTTGTTCTTCGTTCTGAGAAGTGGATAACTCCACATCACTAGCGCTAGTAAGAATTTTTCTTAGTTTATCAGCGGTTTCTGACGACATCTCTGGTTTATACGCCTCGGCAACAGAGCAATATGCAATACTGTTACTAGACGACAATATATCACCAAGACCATCTTTTATTTCTGCTTCGTATATTTTCATATAAAATACCTCCGCAAATTAATACACAAATTTTTAAAATATTGGATTTTATTGCTAAAAATTGAACATTTCTCCAAACGTAGCAGAGTAGATGTATCTCATTTCCGAGGTGTTGGGATTTCTCTTGTTATTCTTTACAAAGTCTAGGGTCTTCTCTTTTGATAAACTGTAAAAACCTTTAGATGGTTTACTTTTACTATCTATTAGCTGTTTTATTACAGCTTCATTAATATCCATAAATGGATGCATTCCTGTCAATATACAAAGCTTCAAGTGTTCTAGCTGATCCACTTCTGCTTTGTTTAGGCTTCTTACATTCTTTTTCTCAAAATGAGACAAGGCTATAGGAGAAACTATTTCTGATATTTTCGCCTGAGCCTCCATAGCCCATAAGGTTTTAGATGTCGCGTCAGAACTTCTTGGTAATACTCTTTTTTCTTTCCTTTTCCTTACATCTCTGGAAAACTTGGGTCTACCATCGTTGTTTTTGGGCTTATTGTCATCCTGTTTATTATCCTGTTTAGTATCCTGTTTAGTATCCTGAACTACCTCTTCTATTTTGGGGGCAGTGTAAGGAATTCCCATATTCTCAAGGTACTCTGGGTCTAGAATGTCTTTTGTTAATGCTATTTTGGCAATATCATCCTTATGTTGAGGGTTATGATATGGACCAGCCTTGTTTGGAGAGGAATTATCGTTGGATCTTTCTCTTTCTTCGCGCCTCACTCGAACCCTTTCAATACTTGGAATCTCTCTGAATCTTTCCAATAATGTTTCTTGAGATATTATATCCCTATCCGCAAGATCCATCAGAAGTTTCTTTTGGGCGGCTTCATCAGAAAGAATAATGGAATCAAAATGAATCTGGGCAGGGAATCTGAACCCCATAGCTTTTTGCACTATTCGTATTTCATTTAACCAAAATTGAGACAGTACTTCTCTCCCGTACTCCAATCTTTCTATTAAGGTTTTTAAAGAAACGAAGTTATTGGTATAGCCCCCTCCGCTACTAGCCCCAGTGAGAGTGGGGGGAATCCCAAGACCAGCATATATGCTTGTTAGCACCGGTTGATATTTATCTCCACCCAAGAACTTATAGACCTGAGATTGACTTTCTGTGAATTTAAGCTCTGGCCCCCAGACTAAATCCATTGTACCGCCACCAACATTACTAGCCAGAATATCCCTAAGCTTATTTATAGCGGCTTTTGTTGGAATAATCTTGTGGTCTAAGTCCCCAACGGTCCATAGTCTCACATTAGAAATGGCTCCGTCTAAGGCCGCTACGTCTGCGAGCTTCATTTTTTCAAGCATAGTAATATCATCAAGAATAGCGTAAATCATGGGATTTGCCCAGAGAAGCCAATCGTCCTTTTTATAATAGAAGGTTTGGACAT